TAATTTCTATATGACTATAGATTCATTTACGGCTACTAGCGCTCAAACTGTATTTACTCCAACCACTCGCGTTACAGGATCAGCAGGCTATATTACAGGTCAAGATTTAGTGTTTAGAAATGGTGTATTATTCAATCCAACATTAGACTATACAGAAAATGCCACTACTGTAACTTTAAACACAGGCGCGGTTACAGGCGATATTATTACGATCATTTCATTTAGAAGTGTTACTACCACTACAGGCACTTCTTATGCTTCATTTAGCAGAAACATTATAGATATTACTACGCCAACTTCAACTGTTGTTCCTGGCTTTACTTTAGATTCAGGATATGAGCTATTATTTACAAACGGCGCAGTTATGTCAGATACTGACTATGATATAGTGGCAGGAAATATAACTAACTTTCCAAGCCCAATTACAGGTAAAATGACTGTTATTCAATGGTCAGCTAATAACTTGGGTGTGCCTAACGGAACGCCTGTTAATATAAGTATTAATACAACTGTTGGTCAAACCACATATACATTTAGTTATACTACTGGCGCATTAAATTTATTTATGAATGGGCTTTTATTATTATTAGGAACAGATTATACTACTGCATCAGGGAGTTATACTTTGACAAATACACCTACTACAACATTGAATGAAATATTACAACAATCATTCGCAAGAGCTGGAGCAGCATAATGACACAAGCTTATAACTTATCTCAATTAGCAAACAATGTAAATTCATCAGGTCAGCTTGATGCTTCAACGGCTTTATATAATGCCGTTCCTGCTGCCGCAACATTAGCCACTACTAACTTTACTATTATAGAAGTAGGTGGCGTTTTACAAATTAAATATGGAGCAACTGTTGTTGCATCTATTTCATCAACTGGCTCGATTACTTCAGCCGATAATATTACTGCATACGGAACTCCATAATGGCTCTTAATCCTTCAGGCGCAATAAGTTTAGCAGGCCCAAGCGCAGGTCAATCTATTGCGGTTGAATTAGGTGTATCCGCAACGGCAACTATATCTTTAAATGATACAAATGTAAGAACATTAGCCCAAGTGCCTAGTGGCGTTATTGTTATGCCTACTAATTTTTATGGGAAATCTAATATTACTGCTACGCAAAAAGCTATATTTGGTTATGGATCAGCACCATCTCTGCAATCAGTAACTAATCTTGTATCAAACACAGGTGTTGTTGCAGCCAATACACCTGGTGTTGGAACTGCTAGAGATTCATTAGCCGCCGCAGGATATGGTGGCGATAAAGCTATATTTGGGTTTGGATCTGCCGGCACAATTTTATCAATAACAAATCTTGTATCCAATACAGGTGTTGTCGCATCCGATACTCCAGGAGTTGGAACTGCTAAAAGTGGTTTAGCCGCCGCAGGATATGGTGGAGATAAAGCTATATTTGGGTTTGGACAAATACCCGGTAATATTGATTCATCATTAACTAATCTTGTATCCAATACCGGCGTTGTTGCATCGAACACTCCCGGCGTTGGAACTGCTAGATCTCAATTAGCCGCCGCAGGATATGGTGGAGATAAAGCTATATTTGCTTTTGGTGAACCTGCTATTCCTATTAACCTTGTATCTAATACAGGTGTTGTTGCTTCAGACACTCCTAACGCAAATAGTCCTAGATCAAGTTTAGCCGCCGCAGGATATGGTGGTGATAAAGCTATTTTTGCTTATGGAACTTTTGGTGGGTTGCTTTCAACTATTAATCTTGTATCAAATACAGGTGTTCTAGCTTCAAACACTCCAGGCGTTGGAACTGCTAGAAGTGGTTTAGCCGCCGCAGGATATGGTGGAGATAAAGCTATATTTGGATATGGAAGAGGGCCGGGAACGCCAGCCGCTACGGCAAGAAACAATGGAAATAAAACTAATCTTGTATCCAATACAGGTGTTGTCGCATCAGATACTCCCGGCGTTGGAACTGCTAGAGCTGGTTTAGCCGCCGCAGGTTATTCATCAACATAATTTTTAAAAAAGGATAAGATAATGGCAAAATTAAATAGTGAATTTAATTATAGATACCAAGTAATAGGTGAAACTGTTTGGAAAAAAATTGAAACGCTTCAAGGCTTTTTAGATGGCCGTAAAAGAGCGGCAATATTAGAAACAGTATCCGATTTAAAATCAAAAGCTAAATATGCAGAATTAGAACACCTTAAATCTATTGATGCACTTCCTCATGTTATTTTAGAATTAGAAGCTGAAATTATTGAAATGGAATCTTTTTTTGAGGAAGGTAAAAGAAATTTTGAGCAAAATAAAGATGAAATTAAAATATTAGAAAAATTATTAAAAGAATGTTACGAATTAGCAGAGCCAACAAGATTAAAACATAAAGACGGAACGCCTTATACTGATGAGGAAATGTTTGAAGTTAATGCGGCTAATGAATTTACTGTTTTATTAGCAAGAGAAATGCAAGCTGAAGTTATAGCCAATGGCAGACCATCCGCCGCTAAAATTAAAAATGCTATGAGCAATCCTTTGACTTGGACTGCATTAAAAAATATTGGTTTAATACCTAAAGAAACTCCATTAATTGCAAGTAATATTGATCCAACTACTATTCAATTAAATCTTAAAGACGATCCAATAGAAGCGATTGAACATAAAAAAAGCAATACACAAATTGAGCGTAAAGATGTAAAGTTCTTATAAAGATAAAATATGAACAATACAAGAATTATGGATTTATTTCCAACGCCTTTATATATCAATAATATTGATGCACCATTAATTAATCAGCAAAAAAACTATTTATTAAATTTACCCAAAATTTTAAATACGGGTAATTTAAGAAGTGAAAGTGGATATATATTTGAACATTCTTTATTTGCAGAATTAAAAAAAACAATTAATAAGCATATAAAAGAATATGTAAATATTGTTTATCCTAATTCAAATATAGATGTTTATATAACACAATCATGGGCTAACTACACAGAGCCAAATCAATATCATCATAAACATTCTCATCCCAATAGTTTTATATCGGGTGTATTTTATGTAAATGCAATAAAAAATGAAGATATGATTATGTTTTATAAAGACTTGCCATTTACATATCAAATAAATCATAATCAACCTAATAATTACAATAGTGGAAATGTTTTTGTTCTTGTAGAAACAGGTGATTTAATATTGTTTCCTTCAAATTTTACACATAATGTTCCGCCAACTACAAGCAAAGAAACTAGAATTAGTATTTCATTTAATACATTTATAAGAGGAAATTTAGGCGATGAAGATTCATCCACCGCTTTATATTTAAGATAATATGAAAACAAATTTACAAGATTATATTGCTATTTATAAAGCTATTGAACCATTAATATGCAAACAAATTATAGATTATTCTAATGAAGCCGAATGGGTTAAACATAGTTATAGTCATCCTGTAACGCAAGAAAGAACTACTTATGAAGATGATCTTGAAGTTTGTTTTCAAGATAAATATATGGATTATTTAAATAATAAAATAAAAGATTGTGTTAATGATTATTTAAAAAATGTTGTTTTCATGCCTTTTCCATTACAAGAAGTTTCACCCATAAGATTTAATCGTTATCAAGTTGGCACGAACATGAAATTTCACCATGATCATATTCATACATTATTTGATGGTGAAAAAAAGGGTGTTCCCATTTTATCTATTTTAGGATTGCTTAATGATGATTTTGAAGGTGGCGATTTTTTAATGCTTGATAGTAAAAAAGTAAATCTATCTGCTGGCGACATTATCTTATTTCCTTCTAACTTTTTATATCCTCATGCAGTTACTACAGTCACAAAAGGCACAAGATATTCTTTTGTTTCTTGGGGTTTTTAAGGTATAATCTAAAAATATCATAAGACATAATTTCCGCATTGCGTCAGAAAGATGCTTGCGTCATTAACCTTGTAAGGAAAATTATGGCTATTTTTAATAAAAACACACTTCGTCAAGTTTCAGGATTTGACAATCAGATTATTGCAGGTGAACTTGTATATAATCAAGCTACCTACTGGAATCTAACCCTTACCCAAACATCCACAGATTTGCCTATAGACTTAACTGGCGCTACTATTAGCGCATCTATTATTCGCAGACAATTATCTAATGTCCGAGATAGCCGTTATGGTCTTACTTTTGATATTGCTGATTACACAGTAAGCACACCATCCGCAGTTAATCTTACTATTACAAATAGAGATAACGCTAATGGATTATTTACATTAGTGATTGATGACAATGCGTGGGGTTTTATAGCGACTGATACTCAATTGGATATTAACGCTGCTGATCCTGTAGGTTTTTCAGGTCGCATCAAAATTTCATACCCTGCAAGCGGCTCAACGCCAGCACAAGATTTAATTATTTTCTTACTATTTTTAGTAAGATCAGACGGAGTGATAAACTAAAATGGCTATTATTAACGCAGAAATTCAATCAGCAGCAGAGCTTACATTAACAATTGATCGTGGGATCATTGGAAGTTCGGGCGCTTCAGGCTATTCAGGTTTTTCAGGTTATAGTGGCGCAAGTGGCGTTGGAATTTCAGGCGCTTCAGGCATCAGCGGCTATAGCGGCTATAGTGGATCAGGTATTAGCGGTTATAGCGGAGCTACAGGCCCACAAGGAACTAGCGGCTTTTCAGGATTAAGTGGTGCGACTGGAGCAAGCGGCATATCAGGTTTTAGTGGATATAGTGGTCAAAATGGCGCAAGTGGTTTTAGTGGCCAATCAGGTATAAGTGGATATAGCGGTGCATCAGGCATAAGCGGTTATAGTGGCTTTTCAGGATATAGTGGCCAACAAGGAACATCAATTAATATTATTGGAACTGTTCCAACACCTGCATCTTTGCCACCAAGTGGAAATTTAAATGATGCATACATTGTAGAATCCGATGGTGATTTATATGTATGGGATGGATCAGCTTGGGTTAATGTAGGCCAAATTGTAGGGCCACCTGGAGCAAGTGGTATTTCAGGATTTAGCGGTTATAGCGGACAAAATGGTTTAAGTGGTTTTAGCGGCTATTCAGGCCAAAATGGTTTGTCAGGATTTAGTGGATTTAGCGGAGCGGTTGGAGCTTCAGGATTTAGTGGATATAGTGGCCAAGATGGTGCAAGCGGTATATCAGGTTTTTCAGGATATAGCGGATCAGGCGTAAGTGGCTTTAGCGGATATTCAGGCTATAGCGGACTTGATGGCATATCAGGTGATAGTGGCTTTAGCGGTGAAGCTGGCCCACAAGGAACTTCAGGCTATAGTGGCTATAGCGGAATATCAGGCTATAGTGGAGAAGTAGGCGCACAAGGTTTTTCAGGTATAAGCGGATGGAGCGGCGAATCAGGTGCAAGCGGCTATTCAGGTATTAATGGATTAAGTGGCTATTCAGGCTTAAATGGCACTTCAGGCTATAGTGGCTTTAGTGGTTTTAGCGGTCAAGTAGGCGCTTCAGGTATATCAGGCTTTTCAGGTTATTCAGGTGAAGTTGGCTCACAAGGATTTAGTGGCTTTAGTGGCATTAGCGGATGGTCAGGCATTTCAGGTTATAGTGGTATCAATGGCTTGAGTGGCTATTCAGGTCAAGATGGTGCGTCAGGCCATTCAGGTATTAGTGGATGGTCAGGTCAAGTAGGTGCATCAGGCATTTCAGGTTTTAGCGGTATTAGCGGATATAGCGGTGAAGTGGGCGCTAGTGGATTTAGTGGCATCAGCGGATTTAGCGGTGAAATTGGTGCATCGGGTATTAGCGGCTTTAGCGGATTTAGTGGTGAAGTAGGTGCGTCAGGTATAAGTGGTTTCAGCGGTTATAGCGGTATTAGCGGCTATAGTGGCGCGGTTGGAATTAGCGGCTTTAGCGGCTATAGTGGCTATTCAGGTGCTACAGGCGCGGCTGGTCAATCATCAAGCTTCTTTGAATATCATGCTCACACAGGTGCAACTTCAGGCTATCCAGGCGATGGTGCTGTTATTTGGAACAATGCAACTCAAGTTAGCGCTACTCAAATTAATGTTAGTCATCTTACTGACAGTAATGTTGATATTGATATTTTCTTATCTAGCTTGCAACCAAGTGAAACTTTTGTTCTGCAAGATAGAACCGCAAGTGCAAATAATCAATATTGGTTAATTACAGGCGCAACAACAAATATTAATGGTGGAACTGCTACTAGCTATTGGACTATTCCTGTAAGTTTAATTTCTTCAGAGGGAACAGGCACTACAAACTTTGCAAACAATCATAATTTATTTTTAGCAATTGTTAATGGTGTTTCAGGTTATAGTGGCTATAGCGGTTATAGTGGTTTTAGCGGGGCAGTTGGCGCTTCAGGCTTTAGTGGCATTAGCGGTTATAGTGGTCAAGATGGTGCTTCAGGCATAAGTGGTTTTTCAGGCTATAGCGGCTTTTCAGGCGAAGTAGGCGCGTCAGGATTGTCAGGTTTTAGTGGGGCATCGGGCATTAGCGGATGGAGCGGTGCAGTTGGCGCTTCAGGCTTTAGCGGTTATAGCGGTGCTATTGGAGCTGAAGGCATAAGCGGATATTCGGGCTTTAGTGGTTTTAGCGGTGAACAAGGCGAATCAGGCTATAGTGGCATCAATGGTGCGTCAGGCATCAGCGGATTCAGCGGCGCTAATGGCGCTTCAGGATTTTCAGGCTATAGTGGCTATAGTGGATCAGGCATCAGCGGCTTTAGTGGTTGGAGCGGTGAAGTAGGAACGCCAGGTGCTAGCGGTTTTTCAGGCTATAGTGGTCAGGATGGCTCTCAAGGTTTGTCAGGCTTTAGCGGTATCAACGGATTTTCAGGTATATCAGGATTTAGCGGTGCTACAGGCGAATCAGGCTTTAGCGGTTTTTCAGGTTATAGCGGAGCTGCAACTGGCGTAACATTAGGTGCTTGGTCAATTGGTAATTCAGGAACTAAAATGTATTTTGCATTTAGCGGTGTAAATAAATTTAGTTTAGATTCATCAGGTAACTTTGTGGCAATTGCCAATGTAACGGCTTATGGCACATTAACTTAAAAGGATAATAATGGATAAGACAAAACAAGATGCTTTAGCTTATGCTAAACAGTATGACGATCAATTATATAGATATTTATTATCTAACAATTATGAGCGAGCGGTTTTTCTAAAGGGCGATCCTGTATTGCCTAGAGAAGCCACTCGTTATCTATGGGCTAACCGCAATCTATTAGGCAAGAACATTCTTGAAATAGGTTGCTCTACAGGTTACGGCTCTCAATTTATTCCCAATGATTCAAACTATATAGGATTAGATTACGATCCTATTATTATTAATGTTGCCCGCGAACAGGAATGGGGTTTAAACACATCTTTCACAAACGCTGATATAAACACCTATCCTTTAGCTCAATACGACACCATAATTGCTTTTGAATTGATTGAGCATGTTGTGAATGGATTAGAGATAGCTCAAATGCTAAAAAATCATTGCAAAAGGCTTTTATTAACTACTCCACACAATGAGCCTAAAGGTTTTTGGGGTGAGCATCATAAGCTTCATGGCTTAAATGAATCACACTTTTCCGATTTTAAATTTAATTATATTAATGAGCATGGTTATATTACAGAACAACCACAAAAGATCAATGATAAGAATAGATGCAATCTTATGATTATGAGGTGGGATCGTGGATAAAGTTTTATGCTCTATAGCAACAAGAGGTCGTTACCAAACTACTTTACCTTTAGCTCTTAACGCTATAATTAATCAGACAAAATTGCCTGATAAGCTTGTTATATTTGATGACAATGATGAGCCTGAAGATGTCCGTAATAATAATATTTATCAACATTTATTTAGCATCATGGATTATAAAGGCATTAAATGGGAATGGGTATATGCGGCTAAAAAAGGCCAACACCATATTCATCAATCAGCAAATCGCATGGGCTATGATTGGGTGTGGCGAGTGGATGATGATGCAATACCCGAACCAAATGTATTAGCAGAATTATATTCATGGATTGATAAAGATGTTGGCGCTATAGGCGGAGCTATATTAACTTTGCCAATCAATCCTGATACATCTAAAAACACAGGCAAAATAGAAGATATTGATAAAGAGCCTAATATTCAATGGGCAGAAATAAAGAAACTTAAAGAGGTTGAGCATCTTCATTGTTCTTTTGTTTATCGCGCTGGGGTGCATAATTATAATTTAGGTCTTTCAAGAGTAGCTCACCGAGAAGAAACTTTATTTACTTATGGTTTATATCTAAAAGGATATAAAATTCTTGCAGCTCCACATGCAAATACTTGGCATCTTAAAAACCCACAAGGCGGAATTAGATCAGAAACTAATGAGCAATTATATAAACATGATGAATTAATATTTAGAAATACTTTAGCTTATAAAGACAAAAAGATTGTAGTGCTTAATTGTGGCATGGGTGATCATATTGTATTTAAAAATGTAATGTCAGGCATTACAAACGCTGAAGTATTTACTTGCTTTCCTGATATAGTTCCTGGAAGGCCAATATCTGAAGCTATGTCTTTATTTGGCGATATAGATCAATGGAGTATTTATAAAAAGATGGCTGAATGGAAATGGACTGATAGTTTGGAAAACGCATTTAGAAAGTTATATCTATGATAATTATTAGTCCTTATTCTAAAGCTTTAAGAAATGGAAAGACTAATCCTAAAAACTATCCTTACTGGAAGGAACTTATTAGACTAATTGATGAGCCAATAGTTCAAGTAGGCATAGAAGGTGAAAAACAATTAGTTGATGACTTTAGAAAAAACTTATCACTAGATGAGCTTGGAAGCCTTGTTGATCAATGCAAAACATGGATAAGTTGCGATTCTTTTTTTCAACATTTTTGTTGGGACAGGCAAAAATATGGTATAGTTCTATGGTCTGTTTCTGATCCTCTAATATTTGGGCATCCTGAAAATATTAATCTTCTAAAAGATCGGAACAATTTGGTTCAAAACCAATTCCTATGGTGGGAACATACAGAACATGATGCAGATAAATTTATTAGTCCTGAAATAGTGATAGAAAGTTTAAATGCAAAATTCCCATGAAACCATTGATGACATATTCGATTTTCTACAAAATAAAACAATCAAAGATGTTGGCTCTGATTACTACGATAATAAGAATTATTTGGTTATTTTATTATCTGATGGTTCTCTCTGCTATATATCTTCTAGCGGCGATTTGTTTATGGCTCTCGAACGCCATCTCATTAATTAGTAGAAAGAAATAATATGGATATGCAAGAACACACGAAACATGTATTAGATGCAGTTTCGGGAGTTACAGTTTTAGGAACTATTATGAAATTTTTACCAGCAATAGCGGCTTTATTATCAATAGTTTGGTATTGTATTAGAATCTATGAATGGGCGCGTTCTAAATTTAAAAAATAAACCATGCCTTTAAAAGACAAAAGCAATCGGTGTCAGTATTTAAGAGATTGGAAGTCAAACAATCGAGAAAAGAATTTATTTCAACAAGCTCAATACAGAGCAAAAACTAAAAACATTTCTTTTGATATAGAAGTATCAGACATAGTTATTCCTGAAACCTGTCCCATTTTGGGACTTCCTCTAAAAAAATCCATTGATGGAAATCGCGATTTAAGTCCTAGCCTTGATCGCATAGATAATTCTAAAGGTTATGTAAAAGGCAATATTCAAGTAATATCATCAAAAGCTAATACAATGAAATCTACGGCTGATAAAAACGATTTAATTAACTTTTCTAATTGGGTGAAAGAAAATTATGGCAAGTAAATATAGTGAAGCTGGCAAAGGATCAACTAATAAGCTTAAACAAAAAAGTTTGTATGACGAGAATTACGAAAAAATTTGGGGCAATAAAAAAAATAAGCTTTATGAAGAACGCTATTATGATTCCGATGAAACAACTTCATGGGATCAGGATAAAGTTGATATGATTGGTCTTAATAACAATACAGGCGATCATTATATAAAATAAAAAAGGGGCAATTAAACCCCTTAATTATTTGTGAATACCATTTTCTGAAGAACGCTATTCACCTTATTTAAAATAACTATTTATTCATAACATACATAGTTACTTCAAAACCAAATCTCATTTCTGTTGCTGATGGTGTAGTCCACATAGTATTTATCCTTTATCTGTAACAAGCAAAATTACTTGTTATGCAAATTATGGGCTTTTTGCTAGACAAATCCATCAGTAAAATCATTAAAATGGCATTGCTGAATCAGTTGCACTTGTATTTGATCCTGCACCATCTTTAGGTTGCGGTTCTCTCATTGTTACCCAGCCGTCAAAATTGACAGGGATAGATTCAATAAGAAGTGAAGTGCCGC